TCTCTTCAAAATCCTGGTTTTGCTTTTGGTAACAATGAATCACATAATAATATGCCACCTTATATTGTAGTTTATGTATGGAAGAGGGTGTCGTAATGAAAAAGAGAATGAAATTAAATATTTTAAGATTTTCAACTAATGTTGAAGAAAATATAGATATAAAAATTAATGCAGATTTAAAAATAGAAGGAACAAATAGAAAATTAAAAGATATTGATACTGCTATTAATAATATAGATGATAGATTAAATGAACAAATTTATTGTTGTGTTCACATGGAAAATACACAACAAAGTTTTTCATCAGGTAATTATTCTCTTGTAAATTTAGGATATGTAGAAACAGATACTCATAATGGTTTTAACACTAAAACTCATACATATACGGTTCCTAAGTCTGGATATTATCTTATTGTTACTCAAGTAGAGTTTAGTTTTGATGGAACAAGACGTATTGTCTCTAAGATACATGTTAATGGAACTGCAATTAGATATAGCATCAATGGAGGTGTTGGCGCATCAAGCGCAGTTCCTCTTACCGAAATAAGATATCTAAATCAAGGAGATACAGTGAATCTTTATGCAAAGGTAGATGGAGTAGCATCATCAATAGCAGCTAATAATATGTCTACCTATTTTCAAATTAAAAAAATATAAGGAGGATTAAATATATGAAAATTAATGTAGATTTTATATATCCTATTGGTTCAGTTTATATTACTACTCAAGCTATTAATCCTTCTATTTTATTTGGAGGAAATTGGGTTCAAACTTGTAAAAGTAGAGCTTTAGCAGGAGCTGGTTCTAATATAGCAAATACGGATTCAAATTATGGAGCTTATGCTGCGGGGACTTTAAATTTGCAAGCTGGAGATTTGCTAGGAGAACCAACTCATAAATTAACAGTTAATGAAATGCCAGCACACAAACACTGGTCTCAAGATATCGCACCAGGTCTATATGCTGGTTGGGGAAATAAATCTCAAGATGGTTGGATAACTCCATCAACACAGTCAAAAAATGGTGGAAACTGGGAAACAGCTAGTACTGGTGGAGGACAAGCTCATAATAATATAATGCCTATTGAAGTGTATTATATATGGAAGAGGGTGTCGTAGTGAAAAAGTTAAATATTAAAAGATTTGCAGTTGATAATGCAAATATAAAAATTAATGATGAATTGAAACTTGGAACAAGTGGTATATCATTAGCAGATTTAGTAGTAATGAAAGGTTTCTTTGATATGTTTCACTTTGAAACTAAAACTTTTGGTGGAGCTACTTGGTTAAAAGTTTATTATACAAATAGTAAAAATGGAACTGTCTTGTGGAAAGATATAGATGAATTAGGTTTTAGTTTACAAGCTTATAAATGGTCTATATTGGGGATGCTTCCATACTTTTACAACAATACTTGGAAATATGAATTTTTATTAGAGTATCCATCTTTAGGAAAATATAATAGATGGCGTCAAACAAGTAACCCATTATTAACAAACCAATCTGTAACTGGATATTCTGCTGTAGATGTTTCAATGACTCAAAACAATTGGGGCGGATTAGCATTATCGAGTACTAAAGGAACCTCAACAATTATAGATGGTTCTCCAGGCAATACAACTTGGCATTATGCAATAGGACAACAAGCTGCTTATCAAGGTGGAATACCTGCTAATGATCCTAGCGTTCAAGAAGTTTATTTATGGGTTAGAATAGGTTAATATAAATGAGATGTGGAAACACATCTCTTTTTTTATTGGTCTAATATAGAAAATATAAAATAATATCTTTTTAAATATTTTTAGAAAAGGGATATAGGAAGAAAGGAGTTAAGATATAAACAATGGGAGAATTATTAGCTAAATATACTGCAACTGAAATTATTGTTTTTATAGTTCTTTTAGCAATCGCCGTCAAAGAAGTCGTAACTTTCATTGATTGGGCTCATAATAGACTAAGATGCGCATTTAAAAAAGAAGATGAACACGAAGATATTAAGCAACAATTAAATGACGTTTATAAGTATCTTGAGCACTTAGACACCCATTTTACCACGATGATAGAGGAAAATAGGGTACAATCAAACAAGATGCAAGAAACTATAGATATTTTATTAGCTTCGGATAAAGATGATATAAAAGCATGGATAACACAACAACATCATTATTTCTGCTATGAATTAGGATACATAGACGATTTTAGTTTAGATTGTATAGAAAAACGATTCGCACATTATCAAGATGAAGGCGGAAATAGCTTCATTGCCGCACTTATGGCAGAAATTAGAGCACTACCTAAAGAGGGGTCTCATTTAGTTTACCAAAAGGAAGAAACACATATAGATACTAAAAATTAAGTTTGTTAACTAATAAGATACAAACTTTGGAACAAAATTAAAAAATTTGCTAATTGAATTTTCATATAATAATGTAAAGGGAATGAAAAATGAAAAAATACAACTAGCAAACACAAATTTAATATTGCGGGTAGCAAAGGACATTTTTAATTCCTTGCTACCCGCTTTTTGTGTTTCGGAAAGGAGAATTAGAAATGCAATATAATTATAATAATCCAGGGTTAATGAATCAGTTATACAGACAAAAGGAAAATATTGAAAATATGATAAATCAATATACTCAAAATTTTGCACAACCACCGGTTCAAAATATTATTAACACTTCAAACAATTCTGAAATAGATGTAAGATTTTTACAAGCCAATGAAGACCTTTCCAATATTATCATCTCTAAAAAAACTTTATTTATAGATGAAAATAATAAAAAAATATCTTTAAAAGAGTTGGATGGAACTATATCTAAAACTTATAATATTATAATTCCAAAAGATGAAAAAGATATTAAAATTGAAACCTTAGAAAATAAAATAAAAGAATTGGAGGAGAAAATAAATGCTGAACCTACAAAACGTATTGTCGCAAGCAATGATGTCAAACCAACCACAACAAGCACTTCTAAGTCTATTAAATCCACAACAAATGCAAATTTTTAATCAATTTCAATCCCAACCAAGCAATAAGCAAGCAGAAGCAATAGCTCAGATGTGCAATGAAAAAGGGATATCAAAAGAGCAATTAGCTCAAATGATTTCTTTTATAAATGGAAATAAAAACTTTTAGTTTTTATTAATATAATCAGAAAGGGAGGAACGAAATGAACGAAAATACTGGAATGTCTGCTGCAGATGTGTTAGCACTAACAAATGGTAATGGAGGATTATTTGGAGGTTCTATGGGAATCTTTTCATTAATTATAATCTTCATTTTATTATTTGGCGGAAATGGAGGATTCTGGGGAAATAATGCTGGAACAGCTTTAGGTATGGCTGATTTACAAAATAGTTTATATTTCCAAAGCCAGGATGCAACTTTAAGAGGCCTTGCCGCAGGTCAAGCGAGTGTCAATGATACTGTGCTAACTACTAACTATAATAATTTAGTAGCAATGAAAGATATTCAACAACAAATCTCAAATAGTATAGCTGCTATTGGAAATTTAGTAACTACTGAAAATGCTGCTACTAGACAATTGATCCAAGATAACTATATTAGAGAGTTAAGTGATAAACTTCAAACTACTAGAGATGCTTTATCAAATGCAAATCAAACAGCTGCATTAACTGCCGCAGTACAAAATTCAACAGACACAATTTTAAATTCTCAAGGTAGATATGTATTAAATCCACCTTGCTATTATCCTTGTTGCCCTAACGCTTCTATATAATATAAATGGAAAGTAAAAGTTATATAGAAAAAATTCTTTCTAGCGAAGATTCTTCTAAAAAAGAGAAATTAATGGAATGTTTATCTAATATTATAGATAAATATAATTCTGAAGATAAAGAAGAAATAGAAAGAAAACTTTACGAATTAGCAGAAGGAAAAGTATTAAATGAAGAAAGGGCTAGATACTTAATAGAAAAAATGAGACCTTTTGGAAAGAAATGGGAATTGACAGATACTGAAAGTGTAAGAAATAATAATGGATATGGAGATATTAGACCTATTGATTTTTGGATTGTAATGAACTCCGCATATAATGATTACAATGACATTTTTAAAGAAGATGTCGGACTATATGCTCGTTTTTCAAAAGATTTCATTATGGATGAAGACGCTGTTGAAGATAAGGTATATTATTATTTTACTATGATACCTAAAGAATAGAGATGTGATTTTCACATCTCTCTTTTTTTATTGGACTAATTAAAGCAATATAAATGATTACTTTTTTATATATTTTTAGAACAGAGAGAAAAAAGGAGTGTGAATTAAATGGCAGCAACAAATGCTTTATATCCAGCGTTAATAGAGACATATATGCCCGCTTTTTTAATTGACAGTGGAGACACAGAAAAAGATATTTGTAAAGTTTATTTTTCTATATCTCAATACAATAGTTTCTCAAGAATTGCAAACGCTCAAGTTTCAGTAAGAAACCAAAATACTAATTTATCAGTATTAAATAGATCGCAATACCCTTGTGAGGTTATGGTAACAAATATTTATGTAGATGATACAGTTACAACTGATGCTAAATACTATGTAAAAATAAGAAAAACAGATATGGAGAATAATAACTTTAGAGTGGATGAATACTATAAAGTTCAAATAAGATTTACAGATGTTGATGCAAAACCAGTATCAATGACTCCACCTCAATCAATTGATAGCTGGCTTGTAAATAACTTAGACCACTTTTCAGAATGGTCAAGTGTATGTTTGGTTAGAGGAATTTCTAAGCCAAGTCTAGAGCTTTTAGACTGGGATTCCGCACAAACAAGAGAAATTGATTGGAGTGTTCAGAATACTCAAATAAATGGCTCTTTAACTTTTGCTGATGAAAATGAAAATGAAACTTTAAAAAGTTATAGAATAAAATTATATGATATTGAAAATAATTTATTAACTGATAGCGGAGATATTTTTACAAGTAACTATAATAATGTAAATACCATCAGTTATACTTTTAAATATAATTTTAAAGTAAATACTTCTTATTATTATACTCTTGAATATACAACTCAAAATCTTTATTCAGAGATTTCTACTTATAATTTTAAAATGATACAAGGAAATACTCAATCTTATAATTTACTTTTAACAGGGTATATCCGCCCTGAAGATGGAAATATAGATATTCAAGTTAGAAGAAGTACAGACCAAACCCCAGTATCAGGAAATATTGTTATTAGAAGAAGTTCTAGTAAAGAAAATTTCACAATATGGGAAGATATTCATACAGAAAGTATTTTAAATGTTCAAGAGGTAGATATTACATGGTCTGATTTTACTGTTGAAAGTGGAGTATGGTATAGTTATTGTGCTCAAGTTGTATTACCAGATGGAACAAGAGGTAAGATAACTGAAATCGCAAAACCTGTTATGATTGTTTTAGATGATATATTTTTAACAACCGCAGAAAGACAATTAAAAGTAAAATTTAATCCATCATTAAGTTCAATTAAAAGAAATATTAACGAAACAAGAACCGATACTATTGGTTCTCAATTCCCTTTTATAAAAAGAAATGGAGATATGAATTATGTTTCATTTCCTATTGGAGGACTTATATCTTCTGAAATGGATGAAAATAGAAAATTCACATCTAAAAAAGAACTTTATGGAGAAAATAGAAATTTCTATCAAGAGTATAATGAACAATATGAAATCAATAGACATTCAGATGTAGTATATGAAAGAGCTTTTAGAGAAGCGGTTATGGATTTCTTATACTCAGGAGAAGTTATGTTATTCAGATCTCCAACTGAAGGAAATTATTTAATTAGAATTATGGATTTAAGCTTCTCACCAGAAACTACTTTAGGCAGACGTCTTTGGTCATTTAGCGGAACTGCTTATGAAATAGATTCTTGTTCTATTGATAATTATGATACCTATAAAATTATTGAAGGAAGATACTAATTATGAAACGTAATTATGTATATTTAAATGACTCAGATTTTTTAGAAAAAATAAACTCAGATAGACAACAAACTCAATATGTAAAAATTACATTATTAGACTGGGAAGAAAATCCAATAGAAGAAATTCAAGGTCTTACTACCGGAGGCTCTATTAACTTGAACGGCGACTCCGCAGTAAGAAGAACTTGTAATTTATCAATGTATGTTTATAAAGAAAATTATATGAGGATTACTGATCCAAACAATATGATTTCAATAAATAAAAAAGTTTTTCTTGAGGTGGGTTTAAAAAATAATACAGATAAATATACTGATTATGATATTATATGGCAACCTCAAGGAATATATGTAATTACAGCATGTGGGACTTCACACAGTACAAGCGGAATTACGTTAAATATTAACTTGCAAGACAAGATGTGTTTATTAAATGGTACGTGCGGTGGAGTCCTACCCTCATCAATTCAATTCGATAGATATGATACTATTGATGAATCAGGTGCATATGTTACATTAAGACCTACTATTGTTCAAATTATTCGAGAATTAGTAAACCATTGGGGAAAAGAACAATTAGGTAAAATTATTATAAAAGATATTGATGAAAGAATTAAATGTGCTATGCGTTGGATTGGAGATACTCCAATTTACGCTTATAGTAAAGAAGGTCAATATCATATGACAACTAATAAATCAGAAGTTGAAGATTCTGGTGAAATACTAGGAATAAGCGGAAATGGAACATTAACAGGAGATAGTGATTTTACTATTGATGAAAATGGAGTTCTTGATTATCCTGGTGGACTTTATATAGATTCAAATGGAAATATGAGGGTTGTATCTCATAATTATACAGAATATAATTGGGGTGAAGATGTTGGATATATCTTTACAGACTTTACTTATCCTGGAGATTTAATCGCAAATCCAGGAGATACAATTTGTACTATTTTAGACAAAATAAAAGCTACATTAGGTAATTATGAATATTTTTATGATGTAGATGGAAACTTTCATTTCCAAGAAATTAAAAATTATTTAAACATTACTCAAGCAACAACAGACTTAAATAATATGCATAATGAACAATATCTAGTAGATATTTCAAAAGGACAAAATGTTTATAATTTTAAAGATAGTACACTATTTACAAACTATTCTAATTCACCAAATTATAGCAATATTAAAAATGATTATGTTGTTTGGGGAATTAGACAAAATACAGAAGGAATTAAAGTTCCTATTCGTTATCATTTAGCTATTGATAGTAAGCCACAAACGGGAAATATATATAATGTATTTTTCTACGATGATCCAGATGATGGATTAACAAAAGCTAAAGTTCCTATTGAGTTTGTAGATAAAAGTCATTTTCCAACTAAAGGAGCAGAAGGATGTTTTTATATGGATAAAGCATCTAGCATCATTTATAAATGGGATGGCGAAATAGAAGATTTTGTAATTGTTTCTGGCGGAGAAATCGAGCCTTATAGCACTAAGAGCGAGTTCCCGCAAATAGGAGAACAAAGTGTTGTATATGTTGATAACTCAACAGCAAAAACATATAACTGGGGATTAGATAAGACATCAGAACACTTTAGAGAAGTACAGGAGGAATTAGATGAACTTTCTACTACATATTATGCCGATTTACAAGGTATACATTCAGATATTGAAAACACCGATGGTACTATTAGCAGTTTACAAAACTCACTTGTTGAAGTGAATAATACAATTACCCCTATTGAACAAAATATTGCTAAAACTACAAATGAAAAAAATGAAGCTGAAAGACAAAAACAAAGAAACTTAGATGAGGCGGATACTCTTCAAGATCAATACGATGAGGATTTAGAACAAAAACCTATCGTTGAGGCGGAGATCGCTGACTTGAATGATGAGCTAGCCGAGTTAATAGATTTAAATAAGGCAACCGTCAATGGAGAATTAATTGATGTAACAAATGCAGAAAATGCAAATATATTATCAATTAAAGTTTATGGTAAAACAACTCAAAGAGCTACTCCATCAATGACTAGACCTATACAAGTATTCCCTTTAACAAGTAGTATATCTATTACCGCAAGCACAAGAACAGGATTAGAAAATACTTTATATTATTATTTAGGAAATGGAAATTTTGCTCTTGCAGATGATTATATTAAAGATGGAATATTAACTAATAATTATGGAAAATATACTTTATTAGGATATGAGAGCTGGATTGTAACAACTACAACTTCAGATTATATTGAATTTAGTTACGACGCTCCTATTGAAGCTGGAGTAACTGCTACAACTTATTCAAGTTATTTTCCTAATACAGAAGATTGTAGAATAGATGTAACTGG